GCCAATCTTGATGTCCTTTGCGGGCGTAACTCTTTCGTGGATCTGGCGCTCCCAATGAGCCGGCAGCTTGCCATCGTCCATCCGGCGGAAGATCCGTTCCCGCTTGTTGTTACGCATGCCGGAGTTTTGGACGTCGTAAATGGTGACCAGAATGTCCCACTCAGTCTTTCCGGATTCCCGATCCATGATGGCTTGCCGATGAGCCTCCGCCTGACCCGGCTCAAAGATGTCGTCGCAATCTGCCCAGATCACATACTTACCTGTCGCTAGGCTGAATGCCTTGTTCCTAGCGGCTGCAAAATTGTCGATATGAGGCCAATCCTTGTGTTCTGGGCTGTTCTGGTACTCCTCGCACACTAAAGCCTCACCAGCGGCCTCCTGGGCGCATTGGCGTACATCGTGCGCACTATTTGCGCCGACTGCCGGCACGACTACGACCTGATCCCATAGTCCACGGGAGGATTCGATGAGTCGACGCAAAATCGCCCCCTCGCCGGGGCCGGCGATGAGGGCGATTGAGACAGTGGGGGTGGTCATCTTTAGGGTGGTGGCCGGCCGCACCCCCCGATGCGACCGGCCCACCGATAATCTTAGTCTTTAGACCAAGCGGACGAGGCTGGATCCCGACCCAACTCCCGTGCCGAACAGAACGATGTAGCTGCGGAAGGTCTGCCCGAGATTCGGGTTGAACCATTCGCGCATCTGCATGCTGAGGCCGGATTCGGGTTCGGTCACGTTCTCAACCAAGCCAGGGAAGTTCTCAGGAACTTCAGGCAAGCGAGCCGCCACCAAGAGCGCTTCCTGTTGGGCTGCGAAGCCTTTGGAAACTACGCTGGGGAGCGCTGTGTAGCTGAACACGTTGATGTTGTTCACCAGACCGATGCGGCCCGTGCCGATCTTGTCTGCGTTCAACTGAGCGTTCGCCACGATGGACTGATCATTGAGCAATCCGGCGTAGTTGTCGGGAGACACTACGGCGAACCGATTCACGTTCGGCACTTTGTTGGTGTCGAGGGTGTAGCCCAAAGAGGTCACACCACGATAGGTCAACGCACCGGCCGCCACAGTCAACGTGCTGGCAAAGTTGCCGCTGGTCACGTTGGCGAGGACGGAGTCCACCATGCTTTTCCCAACTGCATAAGCAGCGGAAGAGGCAAAGCGCTCGATCAGATTGATCTGCGAGCTGGCTTTCTCGTCATCGCGGATAGCGACGGTCGAGTGGATGAGGTTCGACAAGGAAATGGTCTTGTCGGTCTGCGTCCGATCGTTGGCTACGTAGCCGTTGGTGGTATCGTAAGCCGAGGCGGTGCCAACGGTGACGAGGTGAGTGGTGATGACGTCACCCTTGCGTGCGGGAACGTCCGAGAAATCGGTTACGCCCTGCGTTAAGAAAGGAAAGCGATCGACCAAGATCGTGAGTGCACGCTGGGCGATGGCTTTTCCATTCGAGACTGATCCGAGTGTGTTTGCCATGGTGGTTTGTTTCCTTTGTTATTTGCGGGCGAACTTGAGTTGTTTGAAAATCTCCGCCGCCCGACGGGGATCTTTTTCTGCGTTGAAAGCCTTGAGGATTTCATCGCGAGAAATGGGTTGGTTGGATGCCGTCTCTAGGGGTTTGATTCCCCGGCTGGCTTCCAGTTCGATTTTGAGAGTGGCTAGCTCAGCTTTGACGCCGGCTTCGTCATTTTTGGAAAGATTGGTTTCGGTTTCCTCAACAGCGGGAGCTGCTTCCTCAACCTTGGGTTCCTCGGCCTTGACTTCAGGCTCGGAAAGTTTGGTTTCCTCAACCTTGGCGGCCATGGCGGGAGCTTCCACGCCTTGTTCACCGGAGATGTCGGCCTGTTGAAGAGCGATGATGGTGTCCAGCTTTGCAGACAATACGTCCAGCTTTGCGGAAAGATCCGACAACGCTGGCTCTGCAAACTTGGTTTCCGGGGCCGCCGGGGTAACGGGCGCGGCTTCAATCACCGGCGCTGATTCCTTGACTGATGTTTCCATATTAAGCGATTTGTGTGTGTCAACCCGCGCGGAATAAACGCCTGTAGGATTGGCCGCTGGAGTGGTGACAAGATCGACGGAGTAGAGCGTGCTTACGTTGGCCAGCCTAGTTTCGTCATCTGCAACTCTGGGAACACCACTGAAGCTGATGGAGAATCCTATCTGCCCAGGAAGGGTGGCAATTAGTTCGCTGAAGTAGGCAAAGCCCTCATGGCTTTCAAATAAGGTGAGATCTGCCCGGACGCGGCCGCCGTCTAAGGTAAAGTTTTCTAGGTATCCGATGATGTTGGAAACGCTGGAGCTGTGGTCGGAGAGCACCTTGACCTGACCAAGGTCGTTACCAGCCTGGACAACCTGCTCTAAAGTGTCTGCGTCAATGACCATCCCGTGACCCAAGGCAGGGCCAGCGGTGATGACGGAAATTCCCCGAAACAGTTTTTGAGCCATGCTCGCGCATGGCGTGTCAAATTACTCCTGCGGAGGAGGCGGAGTAGTCAGGTGAGCGTTAATCTTTTCTAGTTCAGCTACGGCTTTTTTCAATAATGCCTCGCTACGAGCTGATGAGTTTGAAATTTGAAAAACGAATACTGGTAAAAGCAAAATTAAAACGGCTAAGACTATCACCACAAATGCAACACAAACTGCGCCAAACATTCCTAAGCCTTCCATCCCACAAGCCTGCTCCTACCCGGCAGGCTTAATCAACTACTTTTTCTTTTTTGTTTTTGGCTTTGCACCGATCCCGATCGCCCTCACCACCATATTCATCTCTTTTGAGGTAAGGTTAAAATCTGGCTCGTCACGCATGGTGAAGGTTTCCGTGGCGGGGGCTGATGCGATGACAGGATCAACCGCAGCTTCCATTTGCGGTGCTGGAGTTTCAGTCGTTGGAGCTGGGGCGTCGGCCGGTGGCTCGGATGGTGGCGTGGCAGTGGGCTGTTGATTCTGGATAAATTGGATCTCGCTCACGGGGATGCCGGCCTCGGCGCACTTGGCACGGATGTATTTTTGCTCAGCAATCTTTTGATCGATCGCTTCTTGCCAATCGTCTCCGCCAGCTGCGTAAATTTGTGCATAGGTGGTTAGGCCCAGCTTCAGGTTCTCCCGGTCAGCTGCAGAGTCTCTACCGGCGTCGATCGTGGTCTGTCTTGGGGTGTGATAAGCAGCCTGCCACCACCGATCCATTCCTTTAGGTACGCTCAGATCCTTGCGCTTAATTCCCTTGGCCAGTGCCCAAATGCGAACGCGGCTGACCAGTTGCGTGATGATGGCTTGTGCAATTTCATCGAAACGCCTTTGTGCCTGCGCCAGGACAAATCTTTGGGATGGCCCGGACAAATCCGCTTTCCATAGGTACTCGTATGGCAAGCCCAAACCAGTGGCGGCAGCCCGCAGAAATTGATCCATGAAATCTTGCAAGTTTGGGCTGGGGCGATCGTTCTTCAGTTCACGCAAACGGCGGCCTTGGGGAATGTTCCAGATGGCTCCACCGCCAAGGATTTTGTCGGTAGTGATGCCGTCATCGCTGGTGCTGTCGTTACCAAAGAATCCAGTGCTGCCCTCACCCTCAAGGGCCAAACCGATCTGACCGACCCGCTTGGCGGCACCGGTTTCATATTCAAGAATTTCGTCACGATCCTGTAAGAGATTCAGGCAAGTGACCAATCGTGACAGGCTGCGCAGCTCGTCCGCCCGGTCGCGTTCTGCCAGGACAATGACGTCGGCTGCCTGAACTTCGGTAAATTTGTCGCCGTCGCCAACGCGAATGTAATAAGAAAGGGGTCGGCCGTTAGCATTGACCCGCACGCCGTCGATCACCTTGGGATCGTCAATATAGGATGGGGTGGCACAACGATGTGCCTCTACAAGTTGCAACATTGGCCATCCGTCACCGTTGTCGGTCAGTAAGATAAATAATTCATTGTCGCGTAGCATGGTGCGTGTGGCTACTTGCTGAAGCGTGTTGAAATCCAAAAGACCGCGAACATCGCAAGCCAGTGACCAGTTGTGGAACCAATCCTCAGTGGCACTGTTCCAGCCTTCGTCCTTTGTCCGGCTTTGGCACTTGATGCCAGGCCCGATTGAATTGCGAGTCATGCAATCGATCGCACCCCGCACCACTGGGTTGTTGTAGTACATGTAACGGGCAAGGCCCAGCACCTGTGTCCGGCTGGCCGTGGTGACATCGATCCGGCTATCTTGCGGTGGTGTATAGATATAGCGCCGCTTTGTGTAATCTTGGGCGCCTGCCCGAATCAACCGTCCAAACCAATTTCCTAGTGGCATATTAAGGATAGACGACTTGCTGGACGCCGTAGTTTGGGTAACTCACTTGACCCGTGTTTTTGGATAGAAACGCCTCAACTTGAGCTGAAGTTGTGAAATCTTTGATCCGCCTCCACGCCTCGTAAGCCATAAGGGCAAAGTTTGCAGGATTCATATTTCCTTGGATTTGATAGCTAAAAGATTTGCCTGCAACTGAAGCGCTTACCATCACACGGCCTCCGTTATTAAAAATAGAAAACTGATTTGCCGCGATTGCTTCAAGAGCAAGGCGTAACGCGACAGGATCCTTTGATGCCTGAATCCATACGGAAAAAATAAGCCCTCGCTCCACGTCCCGAAAAGCATGTCAATCATACTTGAGCCAGAGCTGCCTCTGCAGCGATCACTTTGCCAAACACAGCAAATCCAGCCAAATAAGTTTCGCAATCATACAAGTGGTCTTGCCTGCCCTTGACCCGGATCCACTCATACACGTCTTTGCCGGTCTTTCGGTTAATGCGATGGGATTTCCTGTGGCTGGCCATGTGCTCGCGGTACTCCGGGCTGACGTCATGGGCCACTTCCCACAGCGGCCCCTGCCCTCTCCGCAACCAAGCCAGCAAATCTTGGCAGGCCGGTGAGCTGAGAAGCAGTAGACGACATCCCGCGTCTGTAGGTTGTTCGGAGCTGTGCACGCTCTTGATGCGTGCGCCGTTGAACTCAATCAGATAGTGAGGGCGTTCCTCTCCCTTGATTGCAGTCCACCCGTAACGGGCTGCGATGCGGTAGGTGTCTTGAGTTTCGTAACCTGAATCAATACACGTATGACGCGGCTTGACGCCAAGGTCTTGCAAAGTTTGAGCAACGTCCTCGATCGTCCTGCGCTTGCCCTCTTCAATCAGTCGGCTCGATCCATCCCTAGCGAACGCACGCACCACCATCCAGTAGCCGTCGATTTGCCTGTCGATTGCAGCCAGGTTGATATGATCGGTTTCCCATTCTTGCCTTTTTGCAAAGGCTCCGGGCGGGATATTGTTCAGCTCGTTATCATCAAACTGATCTTCCCAAGGCATCGCGCTCCACCCATTCACCCAACCTTGTAACCCGTGCAGATAGTGTTTTTCCGTTAGAAACTTTTTAGCGCAATCCGCAAAGGTGATCGTCGGCGAGTACCAGCTCGGCAGGCGGAATGATCGACGGCCAGCCTCCGAGCTTGCGTTTGCCGGCACCCACTTACCCTGCTCAATCGATTGGCGGCGATTGCGTTCACTCCATGGGGCGTCGCACTTGGTGCAGTAGTAAGCGGCCGTCTCCGTCACCTTTCGCATGTCCCATTTGCCATCCTCCGATCGTGCCGCTTCGTCCCATCGGATCTGCCCAAACTCCATTGCCTGAAACTCTCCGCAAGCATGGCAAGGGACGTGGAAAGTCTCCTGCGTCCCGGCTTGGTAATTGATCCAGATGTCGCCGGTGTTCAGCGTCGGAGTCGAAGTCAGTACGTGCTTGCGTTGTGGGAACGCCTTTGTCCGTTCCAACGCCAGGGAATAGGCGGCCGCATCCTTTTCGGATGGGGCCGCAAAAGAATCCAGCTCGTCCAGAACTGCGATGCAGATCGGGCGTGAGCTTAGGTTCGCCGGGCTATTTGATCCGACCAAAGAAAGCGTCATCGTCGCAAACTGCATCTCTAGGATCTTTAAGTCGTCCAGATCCTGCGGGAACAGGCGCTTCACCGGCTTGCACTTCTCAAAGATCGGAGTCAGTCGCGTCTCGCTGTATGATCTGGCCAGATCCGCGTTTGGCATGACCAGCAGTGCTGGTGCTGGATCGTTCGCAATCCTGTAAGCCAGCCAGATGGCGAGCGTCAGCGTCTTGCCTGTTTGGGATCCCCAGCAAAGCGTGACCGTATGGACGCCCGGATCGGCCAATGCTTCCAGTACGCCTCGCACGTAAGGCGTCCACGTCGTGTTATACAAGCCCGGCCGAGCGGTAAGCCTGCTATCTAGCTGGATGTTTCGCTCCGCCCACTCGATCACCCCTGGCGGCTTTTCGTAGTGCCAGCGGATCCGTGC